GCCAAGACTGTGGAATTGTACAAAACATTTGAAGAACTGCCATTGGTGAACACAGGCTGTGACAGTTATGCAAGCTGGCATCCAGACTTCAAACACTTGAGTCCCACATACACAGTGGAAGAGCTTGTGAACCGAATGACTGAGCTATTGCCCAATGGCAACTGGTTGCAACCCAATGGCAATCCTGTGCATTTAGTAATCACTGGTGGTGAACCATTGCTGGGTTGGCAACGTGCTTATCCAGAACTGTTGGATGTGTTGGCCGAACGTGGACTGCGACATATCACATTTGAGACCAATGGTACTCAAGAGCTAAGTCAAGAGTTTGGAGACTACTTGCGCAACTGGTTTGGTGAAATTACTTTTAGTGTTAGTCCAAAATTAAGTGTCAGTGGCGAGTCCTGGGCGGACGCTATCAAGCCTGATGTGATTTGGGATTATGAGACACATGGTATTACATATCTCAAGTTTGTTGTGGAAAAAGTTGAAGACTTTGACGAACTGGATCGTGCAGTGGATGAATATCGACTGCGTGAGTTTGGTGGTCCTGTGTTTGTGATGCCTGTGGGCGGTGTGGTCAGTGTGTATGATGGCAATAGAATCAATGTGGCCGACGAAGCACTCAAACGTGGCTACTGGTACAGTCCACGATTACACGTTGACCTTTGGGGCAATGGGTGGGGCAAATAATGGGATTCTTTGACAGATTCAAGAAAAAGCCAGAGCCTGCGCCCAAAGAAGAAAAAGTTATTCGTGTGCCCAAAGCACCAGAGAAAACTGCCAAGCAGATCGCCACAGAAAAGAACGAACCTTATGTGGCCATCTTGAACATGGACATTGATCCCAACAACTTGCATCAAGGTGCATTTGAACTGGACTGGAATGAGATATTCATTGCCCGCTTGGTCAAGGCCGGCTACATGATGAAGCCCACAGACGCAGATTCAGACATTGTGGACCGTTGGTTTCAGAATGTGTGCAGACATGTGGTGATGGAAACATGGGAACAAGACCAAGCCATGCGCAACTCAGCAGGCGGTTATGTACATGCCCGTGACATTGGCGATGGGCGCACCGAAATTAGTTAAGGAAATATCATGATGGATGGAAGACGTGTGGGCTTTACTGCCAGCACTTTTGATTTGTTACACGCTGGACACATTGCCATGTTGCGTGAGGCCAAGGAAGAATGTGACTACCTGATCTGTGCGTTGCAAAACGATCCCACTTTGGATCGTCCCAACAAGAATCGACCAGTGCAGAGCATTGTGGAACGACAACTGCAACTGATAGGTTGCAAGTATGTGGATGAAGTTTGGGTGTACAACACAGAAAAAGATCTAGAAGACTTGTTGTTGGTATTGCCTATTGATGTGCGTATACTGGGTGTGGAATACGAAGGCCGAGAGTTTACCGGTCGTGAGATTTGCCACAAACGTGATATTGAATTGCACTTCAATGGTCGTGATCATTCATTCAGCAGCAGTGAACTGCGGCAGCGTGTGGCCACTGCCGAAGACATAAAAAAGAAATTAGAGTCATGGGAACCAGTGGGCGCGGACGACACAGGTGGTCCCAGTCCCAGATGATATTGTATGCAAATGGTTGCAGTCACACAGCAGCCGCAGAAGCAGTTGTGCCAGATGCATTTGCAGTGGATGACGGTAAGAACGGTATAGATCGTCGCCCACATCCACTCAACTTAGCAGCCAGTTGGTGTACTCGACTTGCTGAACAACTGGGTGCTGAATTAGTCTGTCAGGCTGAATCTGGATCTAGTAATGATCGAATACTTAGAACTACCAAGCAATGGTTGGAGTCTCAAACAGATTTTTCTAATATTGTTGTTGTAATACAATGGACAACCTGGGAACGAGAAGAATGGTTGCACAACGGTAGATACTATCAAGTCAATGCCAGTGGGGCTGATTGGGTTCCAAAAGAACTGCAGACCCAATACAAACAATATGTGGCCAATCATGACTATTGGGCAAAGACGCAAGAATGGCACAAAAAAATCTGGGCCTTGCATTTTGAACTTTTGGATCGAAAAGTAACACATTTGTTTTACAATGGTTGGAGCACATTTAGTGACATCCCCAACAAACAAGATTTTGGTAAAAATTATCTAGGTCCTTACAGTCGTGAATTGAGCTACAATTCTGTGTTGACCAGCAACGGATTTGAGTGGGTCTCTCCAAATTCTTACCACTTTGATGCCAAAGGCCATTGCTTTTGGGCGCAATACCTGTTACAATACATCAAACAACACAACTTGGTGAACACAAATGCGCTACCTACTGATTGATACTAGCAACATGTTTTTCCGTGCGCGGCACCAAGCACATCGCGCCGCAGACACCTGGACCAAACTGGGCTTTGCCCTGCATTTGACCTTGATGAGTGCAAACAAAGTAGCACGTGATTTGGGCGCTGATCATGTGGTATTTGCACTGGAAGGGCGTAGCTGGCGCAAAGATCATTACAAACCCTACAAAGCCAATCGTGCAGTGGCACGTGGGCAAATGAGCGAGTCAGAATCTGAAGAAGACAAACTGTTCTGGGAAACCTATGATGAGCTGACTAAATACTTGTCTACAAAAACCAACTGTAGTGTAGTTCGTTGTGCCACAGCAGAAGCAGACGACATCATTGCACGTTGGATTGCTTTACACCCCCAAGACGAACACGTTATTGTCAGCTCAGATTCCGACTTTGTGCAGTTGATTGCACCCAATGTAAAATTGTACAATGGCATCAACGATCACTTGTTCAGTACTGAGGGTGTCACAGACGCAAAAGGCAAAAACTTGGCATTCACTATTGAGAGCAACAGCAAGATCAAGGTTGGCAAAGCCGATGCCAACTTTGTGCCTCCCCCTGACTATCAGAAATGGGTGTTGTTCTTGAAGTGCATGCGTGGTGATCCGGGTGACAATGTGTTCTCGGCCTATCCAGGTGTGCGTGTGAAAGGCACAAAGAATCAAGTGGGACTGACAGAAGCATTTGAAGATCGTGATCGCAAAGGCTATGCGTGGAACAATCTCATGTTGCAACGTTGGATGGACCATGAACAGGTGGAACGCAAAGTGTTGGAAGATTATGAACGCAATCGTACCCTGATTGATCTCACCGCACAGCCTGATGCGATCAAAGCTGTAGTAGATGAAGCCATACGTGAGCAGATTAGCCACAAAGATGTGGGCATGGTAGGTGCGCACTTTTTGAGATTCTGTGGCAAATATGAACTCACCAAACTCAGCGACTATGCAGATGCCATTGGTCGCTGGTTGAATCAAACATACAAAGGAGTATTAGATGATCGAAGCCAAACCCATAGTGGATAAAAAGTATTGGATCTTGAAGCAAGACAATCGCAAGGTTGGTGTGGTAGAAGCCGAAGCCGACGGCTACACTGTGCGCATCAATGATCAAGTGGGCCGGTTCAAAACCATTCCCATGGTGCGAAAGCAGGCCAACATTGAGTTTGCACCACCTGAGAAAATCACAAAGCCTGCGCCAGACCAAGTGCATGGATTTGAAACAGGATGCAGAGCATTCAATCCCATGTGGGATGTCAAGCACCGGTTGCCGTTGTTCACCAAAGAAAACAAATCAAAGTCATGGTATGCCGCAGGTTGGTATGCTGTGAAACAACATCGTGCATGGAAACTGCTTCGCAACCCAAAACTAATTGTGTTGGAACGTTATCAATATCAAGGACCATTTCATACTCAGGAGGCAGCACGTGACCAATCCCTTTCGTGATCAAGAAAAATTCATGCGGGCCTGTGACCAGTCGGTCGAGGAATTCAATCAAAGTCAATTCAACATGTATCTTGGACTGATTGAAGAAGAAGCTGCTGAACTCGGTGTTGCAATCAGTAATCACGACCAAGTAGAAACACTGGATGCACTGATTGATATTTTGGTTGTTACCATTGGTGCTATCCACTCCATGGGTGCTGACGCCGAAGGTGCCTGGAAAGAAGTTATGGCCACAAACTTTGCCAAGATTGATAGAGAAACTGGCAAGGTGCGCAAGCGTGAAGATGGCAAGGTACTCAAGCCCACAGGTTGGCATCCACCTGTGCTGTCACCATTCCTGACTAGAAAATGAAAACACGCGAAGAAATTGTCACCGCAATGTGCTACACCTGGCGGCATGATTATGGGCTTGACCGCAATGAACATGATGGTCCAGGTGGTTTGGTCAGTGTTGGCCTGACCGATGCTGACCGCAAACTATTATGGAGTCAAATGGCACAGATCTTTGACAACGACATTGCACCACACATGGAGTTTAGACCATGAGCATACACATAAATCGTTTTGTGGACTCAATCAAGGCCGCAGAAAGCCGTGGACAACGTGAACTACAGATAAGCCTGCGTGATGCCAAAGATCTGCACAGTGATATTACCAAATTGTTGCTTACACTGGAACAAATGCGAGCACAGCAAGCACGTGGTGCAGAAATAGTAGAAGTGCAAATCACCGGTGGTAGTTTCAAATCTACATAGTTATTGGCATAAATAAACGCGGAGTTTAATATGTCAAGACCAAAGCCCACAGTGCTGATTGAGCACACCAACAAACAGACCTACAAGACCGAACAAGTGCTGGCTTCGGAAGGTGTATGGGCAGTGTTCTTTGATTCAAAGCCCATCAACTTGAAGACCAGCAACTTGCTCACTCAGTTTCCTGGTCCCAAATACAAAAAAGTATCGTTCTCCAACCCAGGACACGCCATCAACTTGGCTAGAAAACTCAATACACAGTTTCGAACAGACAAGTTCAGTGTTGTGCTGTTGACACAAGGGGATAAGATCTATCCCAATGCTCAATAAACTTGCTCTTACTCAGGAACTGATAACACGTTATCCTGATGCGCCACCTCTTGATGAAGCCATGCGCACCTGGTGGCAGAACATTCAAGATGATGGTGGCTCTCCTTCTCTTT